GGCGAATGAAGAAAAACCTAGCACTTGATTTCTTGATGTCGCGCCCCTGGGCGTTAGAGCAAGGTTATCTTGACATCATGACCGGGTTATCGGCCAGAGACTTAGACAATCTTGATCTATCGTCGTTAAAGCTATCCGCTAACCAAGTGGCTGAAGGTGTGGCCACAGCGTTAGAGGGTAAATCGGGGCGCGCCGTCACCCGCGGCATGGAGATCCGCGGCGACGTCGCAATCATTCATGTAAACGGGGTTATTAGCCGTTATGCGGGCATGTTTGATGACATTTGCGGCGGAACCTCAACGCAAAACCTAGCTAAAGACTGGACCGCCGCGACTGAGCGTCACGACGTAAACAGCATTGTGCTTTATATCGATAGCCCCGGTGGCCATGCCGACGGCATTCATGAGTTTGCCGAAATGGTTTACCAGGGCCGAGGTGACAAACATGTCGTCGCCTATGTTGGCGGCAGTGCTTGCAGCGCCGCTTATTGGATAGCCAGCGCCGCGGATGAAGTGGTTATCGACGCCACAGGCCGCGCCGGGTCAATCGGTACGGTGTTGAATATTCGCCGCCGTAAAGCGACCGACGCCGACCCAATAGAAACCCTTGAAATTGTGTCAAGTCAGTCCCCCAATAAGCGCCTAGACCCGTTTAAGAAAGAGGGTCGCGACGCTTATCAAAGTGAAATGGACCAACTCGCCGATGTGTTTATCGATCGCGTGGCGCGCAATATGAATGTTGACCGCGACACAGTGTTAAACGATTTCGGTAAAGGTGGGGTGTTAGTTGGCCAGTCGGCCGTTGATAAAGGTATGGCGCATCGATTAGGCAGTTTAGAAGGTGTTGTCAGTGAACTACAAAACAGGAAACGAAAGCAAATGAGTAAAGAAAGTAAAGGCCCAAGCGCCAAAGACACAACAGGCGCTAGCGTTATCGCCTTAAATTTACCAGGTGCAGAAGCGGCCAGCGTCGAACAGATTGTCGCCGCTATTACCGCCGAACGTCCTGATGTGATTGCCGCATTAGTTCCCGCGCCTGAAGTTACCGCGCTTGAGTCAGCCGAAGCAATCGCCGCCGCTTGTGCAAGTGCGGGGATCCCGGCTATGTCAGCAAGCTTGTTAAAACCTGGCGTCACTAAAGCCGCCGCTGAACAACAAATTAAGGCCGCTACCGAGTTGAAAGACACGTTAGCCGCCGCGGGTTTAAGTGCCTCGTTTGACTCATTGGTTAGCCATGTTAGCGACCCGGTTAAATTAGCGGGTTTAGTTGCGCATGAAATCCAGGCGCAAGGCGACGAGTCCGGCAATTCTAGCCGCCAAGTTATCGGTGATGGTGGCAAGACTAAGGCGTCACTCAATACCAAACAAATTTACGCTAACCGTTAGGCTGGCGTGGATACCCTAACCCTTAGTTTTTAACCTCATTTATCAGGAATACGATAATGGAAAATTACAGTTTAGCGCCGCGTAAAAGCGCGCACGTATTAGGTGAAGTGCCTTTTTTATCAAAAGATGAAGTGGTTATCGCCACGGGTCAATTGGCTAATGCAACGGTATTAGGCAAAAAAGATGATGGTACTTTTATTCAGTTAGACGTTGCCGCCGAAGCGACAGAAGCGACCGCCGCGTCCGCGGTGTTATTTGGTTTTGTTAATGCCAATGATGCCCCCGCCCCTGGCTTGGCTCATACCCGTTTAACGGCGGTTGATGCGTCTAAGTTGGTGTGGCCTGAAGGTATCACAGAGCCACAAAAGACCGCCGCCCTTGCAGAGTTAGCCGCGCTTCACATTATCGCCCGCTAATCCGCTTTTAAACCCCTTTAAGTAAGAGAGTCATTATCATGGAATTAGAACAAGCACTGAGTTCTGAAAAGTTCACCACTAAGAGCCTAACCGCTTCAATCAATAACGCCATAGTGCCTAAAACCCGTTTGGCTGAATTGAAGATCTTCCAAGAACGCGGCATTCGTACCACGTCGGTTGATATCGAATACAAAGACGGCCAAATCATCCTTGTGCCAGAGAAAGAGCGCGGCGCAGATGGTACGCGCATGGATGACCGCGACCGCAACATTTACACGTTCCGCGCTGTGCATTTGCCGCTTGAAGCGGGGATCATGGCTGATGACATCCAAAACACCCGCGCTTTTGGCAGTGAAGACGAACTCGAAGATCTGGACGCATTGATCAGCGAGAAGCACGAAGATCACCGCTTAAGCCTGGATGCCACTATCGAGTTTCACCGCTTTGGTGCGCTGTTCGGTAAAATCATTGGCGCTAAAGGTACTGTGATCGAAGACCTTTACGCTAAGTTTGGTATTCCTGTGAATAAAAATGTCTATCACGACATTGATTTCACTAAGCCAATTAAAACCCAGTTGCTTGGGGTGAAGCGTGAGTCTGAAACTAATCAGAAAGGCATTAAAGGCAAGCGTTACCGCGGTCTGTGTACCCCTGCTTTCTTTGATTCATTGATGGAAGATGAAAGCTTTGTTAAGGCGTTTGAGCGTTTTAACAACGGCGCGGCGTTACGTGATGATGTCCGTTCAGGTGTGTTCTGGCAGGGCGTTTACTGGGAAGAATGCGATCAGCAAGTGCAAGATGCCAAGTTTATGAAAGACGGTGAAGCGGTTGTCTTCCCTGAAGATAAGCCAGGCTTGTTCTTAACTCGTTTTGCCCCTGCTAACTATAACGAAACCGTTAATACTGTTGGTTTGCCTTACTACTCGAAAGCCGAGCCTAAGCGCATGGGTAAAGGTGTGGACATTGAATCACAGTCAAACGTGATTAACGTCTGTACTAGCCCGTTAGCGGTTCGTCGTTTACGTATTAAAGCGGCGTAATGCGTGACCCGTTCAAGCGGGCCAGCCGTCGGATAGTTCGGCGGCTGGGAAAGCCTGTGGTTATCACCACGGCCAATGGCGTTCGCATCGACAATATCAAAGGGGTGTATAGCGCCCCTGAAGAAGATGCACTCGTTAAAGGCCGCAAAGGTGGTTTGGCACTGAAAACGCGGTCCGCGACATTAACTGTCTGTGATGATGATATCGATTGTCGGCAATTGTCGACCGATTGGCGGATCATCGTGCCTCATGTCAACCGGGAGTTTTTCCCGGCTGAACATCTTAATGATGGTGACGGTTGCACGGTGATCTACTTAGCCGATGCCTTGACCCCGTCGCCCGATATGGACGAACAAGGGAATGAGTCAAAGTGGCGTTGATGTCAAAATTAACTTTGCCCGTGAATTGCAACAGGCTAGCGCCGCGTTGCAATCGACCCCTAAGCAACTTGAGTTAGCGGGCCAGCGAGCAATTAGAAAAACAATGCGTTGGTTACAAACCCGCATTGCGCGTGAACTGTCCCAAACCTTGGGCTTTGCTCAAAAACTATTAAAACCCCGCTTAGTCATGAAAACCGTTGGTAAAGGTGCGGATCAGGTCACGATATTGTGGCTTGGCACTGCGCCTATGTTGGCTGAAAAAGTCGGCAGACCAAGACAGACTAAAGCGGGGGTTTCTTTAGGTAAGCGTCGTTATGAAGGGGCGTTCGTGGCGGATATGTACGGCTATGATAGTGCTGTTTGGATCCGGGCCAGTCGCAATAATGGCCAATACGACACAACGTCTAAACAACGCAAGCCGAACCCTAACGCGATTTCAAAGAAGATGCGCGGCCGTTTCCCAGTTCAACACATTGCGGTTGATATGGGGGATCATGCGGCTGAAGTCTTTAAACGATTTGAAGCTAGGATCCCTGATGAATTTAGAAAAATCCTAGGCCAAGAACTTAATTATGTGGTGAATCATGAGCGATAACCCAACGTCACTAACAGACTTTACCCCGTTACATGAAACCATGATAACCGCGCTAAAAGCGAAAATGGGTTACATAAAAACGGTTGAAGCCTACGACCCCACCACAGAGAGTGACGGCGGGCAGCATAGCTTAGTAAAAACCCCCGCGGTGTTAATTGAGCTAGCCGAACTTAGACCAGGTAAACCCCTTGGGGATGGTCGCCAAGCGTTTAGTTGCGAGTTTATTTTTCACTGTATTTTGTCAACAGCCACTAAGAATGTGGAATTAGAGATCCGCAACTATGCGGCCGCAGTCGCTAGGGTGGTTTATAAAAACCGCTGGGGCTTTCCTAATGCCGCCGAATTGCCGGACGATATCGGCGCTTATCCTGGTGTGTTTAAACCCGGTGATAAGGGCTTTGAATCTTGGGTGGTGTCGTTTCGCCAGAATGTGTTTTTAGGTGATGTCGACGTTAATCAAGAATCGATCCCGACGGACGTGTTTTATAGCATGACGCCTGACATTGGCGCAGCACATAAAGACGATTACACAAAAGGCCAAGTATGACCGACATATTCGACTTATCTGACCGCATAGAAGCCCTTGAACGTGCTGTGGCTGAAATGGTGGTTCGTGGTGTGATAAGCGAAGCCGACCCCGCGCGGGGTCAATATGGCATGGTCAGGGTGACGTATGGTAGCGTTGACAAACCCATGATAACCGCCTGGCTACCCGTTAAGCCTATTCGGGCGGGTAAGGCGGTGGTGTGGTGGTTTCCTGAAGTCGGCGAGGGCGTGACGGTAATATCACCCGGCGATCTGAGAATGGGTGAAGTTTTTCCCGGCAGTTTTCACGCCAAGCGCCCCGCGCCCAGTAATGACCCTAATGTGTTCCTGGTGCAGTTTGGCGACGGCTCAAGTGTTGAGCATAACCGCGAACAGCACACGCTAAAAATTGTCAACGTGGGCGACATCGATGTCACCACGCCAGAGCAAATAAAAATGACCGCCAGTAAAGGTTTTTTGAT